TTGGCGCTTGGTGAGGAGCCTGACTGGGTAGCCGAGCAGCGCAAGAAAGACTTCGAGGCATACGCCATTCAGAGGAAAGACCCGTGGGGCGAGGACGAGGACTCCCGGCTGAAGATGCTGCTCAGTAAGCACAGGTACTCATGGGCGGAAATTTCCGAGATGATGCATCGCTCTCACGGTGCGATTGCGCGCCGCTGCCGTGACCTCGGCATCAAGGATCGCCCTGTTGCGATGGAACTGACCGGCAAGCGCGGTACATGGAGCAGCGAGGATTTTGAGATACTGGCTGATGGCATTCGCCACGGCGACAGCTACGCTGCCATAGGTAAGGCGGTCGGCCGCTCTGAAAAATGCGTTCGTTCCAAGGTCTACAACGACTATTTGACCGAGAACGCCGATAAGGTGCGAGAAATGCTCGGTGACGGAGCATGGGGAACCGGCACACCGGAGATGGATGTTCGTCACGGCTTCTACATCTCCCGCACTCGTCAGCAGGTCAGGCGTGATTTATCCGTGCTGGATGCATTGCTTCGCAAGCGCATGAACGATCTTGGCTATGACCCCTACTGGCAACGGTTTATGTGCATGAACTGGGACGATGTCGGCGGATGCTCCGCAGGGTGTACGGACTGCGACAGCTGCACAGCGTTCCGGCGCATTCAGCCTCAGTATTGCGCACGGTGCGGCGGCACCTTCTACGAGCGCAAGGAAAACCGTTTTTGCGCGGCCTGCCGCACCGCAAGGAAGAAACAGGCCCAGCGGCATTGGTGCCGCGTGAACGGCATGAGCCGAAAATAATAAACAGTCCCAGCCGAGGGGCAAAGCTCGGCGTAAGAAAGGAGCATTTTATGGCAGAAATCAAGTACATTCCGGTCAAAAAGCTGTGGCAGCATCCTGATAATCCCCGCAAAGACCTGGGCGATGTGAGCGAACTGGCTGAGAGCATCAAGGTCAACGGCGTACTCCAAAACCTCACCGTTGTTCCGCTGATCGGGGAAATCACAAAGAAGTGGGACGGAGAAAGCTACCGCGTTATCATCGGCCACCGCCGTCTTGCGGCCGCAAAGCTGGCCGGTCTGGAGGAGCTTCCCTGCGTCGTGGTCGAGATGTCGGAGCGGGAGCAGCTGAGTACGATGCTCACGGAGAATATGCAGCGGTCCGATCTGACGGTCTATGAGCAGGCGCAGGGCTTCCAGATGATGCTTGACATGGGCGATACCGTCGAGGACATCGCGGAAAAGTCCGGTTTTTCCGCCACCACCGTCCGGCGCCGTGTGAAGCTCCTGGAGCTGGATAAGGACAAATTCAAGAAGTCCGAGGAGCGCGGCGTCAGCCTTTTCGAGTACATGGAGCTGGACAAGCTGAAAAGCCCGGAGCGCAAGAACGAAATGCTTGATTACATCGGCACCGAGAACTTCAAGTACAAGCTGAAACAGGCCATCAATGATGAAGCCGCAGAAGCGCGTAAAGCCCTATGGGTAGAGTAGCTGAGTACCTTTGCGACGCAGATCACCGACAAGACCGGATATAAGAGAGTCAATAGCTTCTATACTAACGGCGAAGTCAAAGTGGATCGCCCGGAGGATGCCGATACCATTGAGTATTTCTTCTTCGTCGAAACATGGGGGTATATTGTGCTGATGGTCAAGGATGAGCCTACCGCCCTTACCCCGGAGGAAGAAGCGAAAGAGCGCGAGGAGCAGCTGAAGCAGGAGCGAAAGGACGCCGCAGAAAAGGCGCTGTCCGAAGCAACCGCCCGCGCCTACGAGCTTCGCGCCGACTTCGTGGCTACCGTTTCCACAGCCGCCATCAAAAAGCGCCTTGCGGACATCGTGGCGCTGTGGGCCTACGCCGAATACTGGGACGATACCGGTTGGCTCACCGAAGAGGAGATCGCGCAGGCTACTGGCGCCGAGACCCTTGCCGAAGATGACGAGGACGGCGAGGACGATGCCGCATTTACGCTCCAGGCCGTGACCGACGCGATCGGCAAGACGCCCGAAAAGGCGCTCCTGCGAATGATCTATGCGCGCCTGGGTGACGGAAAGTCCGAGGGCTATTTCCGCAGCTACTGGAACAGCTACACCATGAAGCATGAGGAAAACGAGAAGCTGGACCGCATCTATGCGTTGCTCGTCAAGCTGGGCTACGAGATGTCCGACGATGAAAAGGCTCTCCAGGACGGAACACATGAGCTTTTCGGGGAGGTGACCGACGAATGAGAGCGTCTACCTGCAAAGGCTGCGGCGCGGCTATCGTCTGGATCAGAACACCCGGCGGGAAGTCTATGCCGTGTGACGCCACCCCGCGCTATTACATCGAAAAGCCCCGTTCCGGCAGTAAAAAGATCGTGACGCCGAACGGCGAGGTTATCTCCTGTGAGTATACCGAAGATCCGCACAAGGCCACCGGCACCGGCTTCGCTCCCCACTGGGGGAGCTGCCGGGCGGCAGGCAGCTTCAAGTCGAGGGAGGAACACAATGGATAAGCTGACATGGTATGACGAGGATGGGCGGCTTTACTGCCGCCGTGGGTACGAGGTTGCACTGGCGCGGCTTGCCTCCTACGAAGCAACAGAGTTGATGCCGGACGAAATCGTAAAGATGGGGATGATGTTCGAGGATAGCAAGCGCTATTCCGGCCGGCTCGAATTGAAGCTGAATGCTGCGACAAAACGGATGCCAAAATGGGTATCTGTAAAAGAGAGGTTACCGGAAGATCGTAGCAATGTCCTCGTTGTCGCGTATTGGCACGAAAGATGGGGCGTCTATATGGGCTGGTGCGCTCCCGAAAGGGCGGAATGGAGCGTCCATGTCGGTATCGGAGATAGAAGCGATGTTGCAGTTGTCTATTGGATGCCGCTGCCTGCGCCGCCGAAGGAGGACGACAGAAATGATTGATACCGGAGATCTCACTATGTACTGCCATTGGGATAAGGGCTTGGTCTGCAAGAAGGAGTTTTACTGCGATACCTGCGAACACCAGCCCGCCGCCGATGATAAGGAAAACGGCAAGGCTGAGCCGGTACATATTCGCTGGGCTGAGGATTATTGGAGCGGCAGATATCCCGAATGCCCCTCCTGCGGGAATATGCCGTACAGCTTGGAGCGGTGTGTCTTCTGCGGTCAAAGGTTTCTGCCCGACGCGCTTACGGAGGAATGGAGCAAGCCGCCGGAGGAAGTTCGCACGGACTGCCCCTCCTGCGGAGGAAAGAGCACGATGGTCGGGGCAAGGGCGCGCAGCAACGGACACTTTCACGGTCAATGTACAGTCTGTGGTTGCGTGGTGATGGAATGAAAAGGAGCTTCTATGGAACGATTTGAAAACCTGCTCGATTTTATCAATGAGCTGAATGAGAACGGGCGTATTCAGTATGACGATTACAGCCGCCTTTTTGACTTGGTGCAGGAGTTCGCAGGAGCGGAGGAGGCAATCAACGCCGCCGCGACCGATATTGCCGCCCTGCTGTGGCTGAACGGCAACTGCGAATATTGTGAGCACGGAGAGAAAGAGGAGTTCAGCGGCGCGAACAGATGGCATTGCCGTCTCGGAAACGGCATAGACTGCCGCCCTGTGTGGCGCGGCGCTGCAACGAAGGCCTCCCTGCCGGAGATACACAAGGCAGAGCCGACTTTGCTTCGTGCAAAGCCCAGCCGTGCGGAGACTATGTTCGGGCCGAAAGAGGCCTGGGCTATCCCTGATAGAGCGGAAGCCGAGGAGACCACGCCGAAGACATACAAGGGATTTCTGCTTATTCGGTGCGCACAATGCGGCGAGCTGCGCGGCTTTTGTGCAAAACAGCCTATCTCGTCCTATCGGTGCGCAACCTGCAACGGAGAGACGCCGCTGCACGATCTCACGTCGGCGCACATCCGCTGCAAGTGCGGAAAGCACTTCAAATACCGGACGAATTTCGAGGAGGACGTCTTCACCTACAGCTGCCTTTCCTGCGGCGCGCCGGTCGATCTGGCCTATAACAAGAAAGCTCGCGCCTATCAGACGGTGCGATGATGCTCGTCATCACCGTTCATGTGAACGCCCCGGCGGGGCAGGCCATTGGCATAAAGGAGCAGATCGCTCAGGATTTGGAGCGATACGGAGATACCCGTGTGGTGTCGGTAGAGGTAGTGCAGCCAACATACCGGCAAATGCAGATTGGAGAGACTGTCAGCCGACAGGGTGGCAAGAGGAAGTAAGAACAGATTGGGGTGAGCTATTACGACGCTTTCGGAATTGAATCATCATTTTGAGCTGATAGAGAAACTGGCAAGGGCAAGGGAGATGCTACAGTCCTTGCGTGACGCGGCTTGCCCCGGCGCGGCTGCCCTCACAGGTATGCCGCATACTCCCGGCATAAAGGATAAGGTCGGCGACCTCGCAGCTGAAATCGTGGATATGGATGCGCGTGTCGGCTTTCTGGAGGAAGAGGTCAAGGCCAGCGAGGGGCAGATCATGCCGTTCATTCAAGGCATCGACGATGACCAGACGCGCCTGATCTTCCGGCTGCGCTTCCTGAGAGGGCTCGCATGGAAAGAGGTCGCAGCGGTCATAGGAGGCCGCAATTCGGAGGATTCGGTAAAGATGGTGTGTTACCGCTACCTCGGTAGTTAAAAGCTGTTCTTCGCTGTTGCAACTCGTTTCTTGATATTCCCCGCACCATGTATTAGGATTAGACTCGTAAAATCCTACATAAGCCAGGCGGC